GGATTAGCGTAAGGGATGCTAGGATCTGGAACATAATCTTCTATCCATGAAGAACTAACGCTGTGTCCATCAATGTTGTCCCATCCTCTAAACGCCCTGACCTTTTTGTAAGTCCAAGTCGTTTCGATTGTCCACTTCGATCCTTCGCTAAGATCCTCGGTCGTCGAATAGCTTGTTTCGATGTCCTTGTTTGTCCAATACTGTAATGCCTTGTAAGAGTCTTTGTCATCGAAGTCCATTTTTGTCAGGACTGGAAGCATTAGCGGAAGGTTCAAGGCATCGTAGTTCAGTTCGGAAGAACCGCTATCCCATCCCTGCAAAGTAATGTCATCCGTACCATTGTTGTAATTAACAGTGTCCTCAAGATAGATTTCTAGACCATTTTCAAAATCGCTGAGGTTCCATGTCCATCCGTTTGTGCAGTCAGGAGTCTTTTGCGGCCAGTAAAACGAATTGACTTCAAGACCGCCAAGATGCAATGGTCTTGGATACGAATGAGATGTCGTCGAGTCCCATCCGAGGTCATTGTTCACCGTTACCGTGCAACTCGATGTGTAACTCATGGATATCGAAATATTCGGCGTTGGCTCGAAGTATCGATACAGGTTGAGGTCATCAAGAACAGAAGCATGAGTATAAGACGAATACGAATTGAAGAACGTCTTTGCGTCTGATAAAGCAGTTAGTTGTGCAGCGGTTGCGTTTGTCTTGGTGAAATACTCTTGAGCAGTTCTAGCGAGCCTAGAGTGGTATGGAAACTTTGCATCATAGATCGTTCGCCAAGCGTGCGTTCCGTTGAGTGCTGAAGCATCTGCTGTAAAGTCAACCGTCAACCCATCAGTACATGCAGATCCGCCGGGACAAAAGAAGTTTACATAAACTCGCGAATCATTGTCGTCGTAAGTCCCAAGGTTTACGTAGGTGCTTGGCTGGTCATGGATGAGGTTATTGAACTCCCCGTTTCTGTCTGTCTCTGCAACGAAGCCATTGGATTCATTGAAGTGATGGAAAGTGCCATGCCATACTTTTATCTCGCCAACTTCTATGTCAGATACACCTGCCTCGATTGTTATCTCGACTAACTGCTGACCGGCATCATTGTTCTCGATAGGGAATCCGATGATGTTAGCTGGATTACCTGCATCTGGAATGTTGTATGTCTTACTTGTCTCAGAGTTGGTGTAACTCTGACTGTAATCCTCATATCCAAACTCGACGTTAGCTTGCGCCCATCCACGACCGAAGTTGTCTGTCTCGGAGAAAAGATAGGTCAAATGCGAATAAGAGTTTGCAAGGTTAGCGAACAGGTTTTGATTTCCCAGCATCTCACTGTAGCCAGTAACGCATCCAGCATTGAGCGTAGTGGCAGAGATTTGCGTTGTATCGCTATTGTTGTAAACATCATCAACGGTTGCAGTAGGAACACGCAACCATCCTTGTAGGTACTTGCCGACCTTGATGCGATGTCCTCTATCCGATTCAGTGATAGCGGTATGGTCATCGCCAATAATCTCGACCGCTACCGCCCAGTTGCTACATGGAACGGACACAACCAAACGAACTTCATCGCCCGCTTCGATTGTGTTCTGGTTTCCTGTAGGTGGCTCATACCCACTGACATAACTAATTCCGCCACCAGTTTTCCATTCTACATCAGGAAATACCCATCCACCTCCGCTGTAGGTTGGAAATGGTCTGTCACGGACTTGAACAATTCCGAGACATCCGCCGCAGCAATTGCAGCCGGGATTGTTCTGGAATGGCATCAGCCGCAATCCTCCATATCGACAATCAAAACACCGTAAACTCTCTTTGCCAAGATGTAGGCACTGCCAGCTACTGCTGACGCTGATACGTTGTAAACATCGTAACTCTGAGGGTTGTCATCATTGTCCGTCAGTTCTGTCAGGGTATCGCCATTCTGACTGTCGATGAAATATGGAGTGCATGCCGCTTTACCTGCTGTTGTTCCTGACCTCGCAGGTATACCACTCGCTGGAGTTTGCAGAAGAAACCCATCAGTGATGTAGCTAACCTCCTCAGTACCGAAATTCGGCAGAGGCGATGGCGAGCGTATCATCTGCAATACACGCTCGATGTCTCTTCTGTCAGCGAAGTTAAATCCTGCCATGTTCCTATACTTGCAAGAAGTCGTCGAATTCTATTCTTTCGTAGGACTCGTACTGAATGTAATCGGGCGTGCCTGTCTGATCTGGACGTTTTACGCCAGACACAGTGATGAACCCGTTGCTCTTTGATCCGGGCTCTTTGTTTTGAAATGCTTTGGCGGTCGTCTTATCATCAGCCGTCTCGAGAAACATGCTGTCGATCAATGCCCTGTCAGTCTTCCAGCCGTATAAATGCGGAGAGTGCTCTACAGTGTAGGTAACCTGAACCGCTCTGACTGAACCAGTAGCTAGTGGAACTGTAACCTCTGTAGGCTGAATGTCTTGGATCAACCAGTCGTAGGGAGGCTGACCTCGATACGATGAAGCGTTTACCTTTAGCTTCCTGCGAAGCATGTCCTCGTAGCTCAAATAGCTTTCATACTGCGTGATCTGCAACGCTAAGGTGGGAATCCTTTCGATGATTGGTTCGCTCCACCAGTTGCCGGTCGGACTTCTTGCGCAATCTAAAGGACTATCGCTCTTGTCCTCATAAAGTACTTTTTGCGTCTCTCCCAATATTGGCACGACGCGAGGAGTTATGTCTGTAAGACCTGCTGGCTTAGCTATTGGCTGGTTTTCGCCTTCTCCAGAGTTCGCTCTCACCGAGGACTCGAATTCAGCCTCGACGATCCATCTTGTGTACAGATTCTCATGCGGTCTGCATGTCTTACTGCGACACAATACGAACGGAATAAACTTGTTGTCTACTTCGTAGACAGTTCTGTTTACAACTGGTACTCCGCTAGCAGTGAGTATGTCATACGCATTTATTTGCGAAATGCTTTCACCAACTCCCAAGGTCACATCGACAAAATAATCCGCATGCCAGGTGATCTTAAGCTGATCATCTGCGCCGGAAAAGCTCATGCGTTGGTTGCGTGCTTGCGTAACGGAGAATGTAGCCATTGCTATCGCCGGTCGAATGAAGATGGTGGCAAAAATGAGAAAGTTGGAACGCCGGAAGCCCGCACTGGAGTCCCCATTAATTCAGAAAGTGCTGCTCCCAGTTTTACTGGCAGGATATTTAACCCTGATATGTTCAGGTTAAGGAGCCTATTAGTTTGGTCTCTTGCACCCATTGCCTCGTTGTGATTTTTCTGCTCTCGATCGACCTGCTGTTTGTTTATTTCTGATAGCAGCCTAAATTCCTCTACACTACCTCTAGTAGCAGCGGCAGCACTAGTCTGATCTTTTGTGTCTTCCTGCATGGCTTTATCGAATCGCTCTCTCGCCTGCTCCATCAGCTTTACTCTTTGATCTACAGTCAGAAACTCAGCGACCTTTTGAATATCTGTCATCTCGGCTTCTAGAACTTCAAGTGGAGTCCTTATGCTTTTGGCAAGTGCTTCTGCTGCACGACGATCATCTTCAATTTGCTTGGCTCGATCCCTCTGTTCTTTTTCTGCTGCTTGCTCCCTGTCTCTTTGTCGCTTCATCGCTGCTTCATGTCGCTGCTTTTCTGCTTCTTCCAGTTCGTTTTGCTGCTTCCTCGCATCTTCGAGCAGTTGCATTTCTTTCCGAAGAGCGTCGATATATTCTCGGCTGACACCTTGCTGAACCAGTGCTGCTAGCTCCGCTTCGTCCTTGCCAAGCAGAACTTCTGCTCTTTGTTTCTTGAGAAGTGCGATGCGTTCATGGATTTCGTCATTTAGATCTTGTACAGCTTCTTTCCCATCTTCCGCCATGGGTCGATACAAGCTATCTAGCAACTTAGGTAGCTCTCGATCGACTTCTGCCTGAGAAGACTTGATTGAATCCCTGATCGCATCGACCATGGTTTGTGCCGACTGATACTTAATCGTGGAATAGATCCTAGTAAAAGGATTTAACGATGTCATTTCTTTATACAACTGCGGAAACAGTTGTGTCGCATCTATTTCACCACTCGGATCTAGCAAAACTTGCTGCCGGATCTTTTCACGCGCGTCACCTAAACTATCGACCAGCTCGCCCGCTAAATTCCCAAAGTATTGTGCAGCAGGATCTGCAAGATCTGCTCTGAATCGCAACAACTCTGACTTTAGTCTTTCAATTTTACCAAATGCTGTTTCTGTAGCGATATTTTCCAAAGCATTCGCAAATCGACCTGCTCCAGATGTCGCATCACGAAGCGATTCACGCACTTCATTGATTGAAATGTCGCCATCTGCCATTCGCTGACGAAGATCGAACATGCTTTCGCCGGTTTTCTCGGAAATAAACATGAGCGGGTTAAATCCAGCCTCAACCAACTGACGAAGTTCTTGACCTTGCAGTCGAGTGTTCGCAGTTATCTGCCCGAACGCGAGAGACAGTCTTTGCAGTGCTTCAGTAGAACCGCCAGATACATCGCCTAACTGCCGGAGAGTACCCATCACTTCAGACTGCGATACACCATATTGCAGCAACGTAGTTACGCCTTGCTGAGCCGCGCCAAGAGTAATTGGAGTCTCGGCTGCCAATCCTCGGATTTGGTTCATAAGACCAGCCGCAACTTCCGCCGACCCAGTGAACGTCTGAAACTGCCTCTGCGATCTTCCGATTTCTAAAGCGTCAGCAATGCCTCCCCTTATCTGTCTAATCGCTGCATACATTGCAGATATAGCTGATATCTGCCTCAATAGTGCAGTAGTCTGCAACGCCATTCCTTTGACAAATGCGTTTTGCTGAACATTTCCTTTTTTCTGTTCCTCGTAAAGTCTTTTGTGCTCTTCTCTTAATTGCTTCAGTCTTGCATCGAATTGCTTAGAACCGACATTCCCTGCCTTGAATTCCGTAATCAAGTCACGGGTAGCTTGCCTATTCTTCTGCATGGGCGTTATTAAGCTTTGTAATCCGGCACGAACACCTGCAAGTCTTCTCTGCTGTTCTTGATACACAGGATTAAGTTGACGCATGGACTGCATGATTCGCTTTTGCTCTGCCGCGACCTCTTCAGGAGAAAGCATACCGGCAGCACCAAGAGCACGAACGCCTGTCATTTGTCTAGCTAATGCACGGCGAGGATCTAGCCTATCGCGAATTGCTTGTGCTTCTCGCTTTTGCTTTGACAACAGTGCCGCTTGTGCATCAGCCTGTCTTTTTACTGCCGCCGATTGTTTATTTCTTTCCGCCTCAAGTTTTTTTAATTCATCAGAAAGTCGCCTAGCGGATCTCGCCTCTTGATCCGACGCTCTTTTTGCCCTTAACTTCTCAGCAATAGCATTCCTCTGCATGTCAACTTCACGCTCAATTGCTCTAGCAACTGCTCGCAGTCTGTCTACCCTTTCTCTGTCTTCTTTGCTGAGAACTCTGTAGTGTCCGACGCTTTGAACTATTTGAGATGCTTGCTGGCGTAAACTTTCTACGAACGCTCTTGCTTCTCTGCCGCCACCTTTTGTCTTTACTGCAAGATCGGCAATAGACCGGCTAAACATGTTAACCGGTCTTGCGCCGCTTTCTATAAGCTTCTGCATACCCTGCATTTGGATACCAAAAGCTTCGACAGGAGTTCGCGACTCCAAGAATACCTTTTTGAGTGCTGTAACTTCTTTTCGAGAAGAAACTATGCCTTTCTGAAAGCCTTTAGTATCTGCAATAAGATCATAAACAAGTGTTCCGAGCTTATTAGTTGCCATACTTTTGACTCATCATTTGCAATGCGGCGGACGGGCTTACACCCTTTTGCTTTTCGCTGGCTTTCATTTCGTCAGCGACAACACTCTCATAGGCTAGCCATGCATCGATAACCCTTGGAGGTACATTGTCCATCCAAGTTATTGGATCATCGATACATAGCTCTTTGCAGATACGAAAAGCAAACCTCAATCGATGGTTGATTTTCAACTCTCGCTTGAGTCTTGCTATTCGTCCTTTTTTCCCACTTCTTCTCCATTGAATTCGACGATCGCTGCATAGATCTTATCTAGCATGTGAGAGTCAGATTCAAACAGATCTTTAGCCTCTTGCTCTGTGAACATCGGAGTGTTTTCGTCGGCCATTACTTGGTCAACGATCGCATGTATCCGACGCAGTGCAAAAGTCTCTTCATTTAGCTTGCCGTTTTCGTCGTAAAGCCGAGCAGTTCTGCGTGACCGCTGAACTTCTCCGGTTGAACGCACTAGCAATTCACCGAGCCCATCAACAACGATTTTCTTGCTTTTGGGTTTAACGGCATTTAACAATTGTTCTTTAGTTATCGTCGTAGCCAAAGTCTGAATCCTCACTTTCAGGTTCTAAAAATAAATCAACAGGTAACTCAGGAGCTTGAACAGTCGCCACCTCGTCACGATCAAGAAGCTCAAGAACTTGCAGTTCGATCTCTTCAGCTTCCTCTTTACTGAAACCATTGCCAAGCAAAAGCTTGGAGCCTTCAGCGAAGCCGATAAAACCTGCATGCTTGCCGTCCACAAAGACTCTCCACTTGTTGAGCTTGACCATTGGTCTAGACCCATCAGGTGATCGTCTAATGCTGCGACCCTCGAATTCCTTAATCGTGACGTTCAGTGACTTGCTCATAGCTACTAAGTTGCCTCAGCGGTAAAGGTAGGTTCTGTTCCAACTCCATCGAGCTTGAACGTAAGCGTCATCATCATCAACTCATTATTAACAAGTTCTGGCAATGATGCATTAGTTAAAAAGCCACTAGCAGTATAAGTAGCGTTGGTTCCGTTTGCGGCGTTAACAATCGGGAACGTGATTGTAATATCCTCGACGGTTCCCAAGTCAGGAATGCCAGCAGTGTCTTGGTCGAAGATTGCTTCGATTTGCACTTCACCGGGATCTGCTAGGTCGCCCGGAATCGAGCTAATCCAGTTAGTCGTTCCGAGGTGGCTCGAGTCGATTGATGGCAAGCTATGCTCACCGAG